TCATGACCCCATAATGACGAGCTTGAGCAGCGCGCCGACCACGCCCGTGAGGATCAAACCGACAAGGCCGAACGCGACGATCCGGACCGGGTTGAACTCGTGGTGACCGACCTTCCCGGCGAGTTCATCCGTGAGCGCATCGACCCGGCGATCAACGGCGCCGAGCTTCTCCAAAAGTAGGTCTTTGATGAAGTCGAGTTTTGCCGAAATGACTTCGTTGGTCGGCTGGGTCTGCTGGGTCATGAACCTTATTTATCGCCAGGGTCGTTATTCCGGCTCCTCAACCGTCACGGTAAGCGGGTCGGGCTGGCCGCTCAGCCATACGATTATGGACCGTTGCGAGCCGAGGTCGTGATCATCCGTGAGGACCGTGAGGGATTCCTGCGCGTCACGAGCCTGGAAGGTAACCCGACCGGCTGCGGCTCCCGCCGCGACCGTGACAATGAATGTCGGAAGGGTGTCGGGCGGCAGGGTCGTGAACTCGGCCTCGGCCCAAACGATGGGATCGCCGTTTTGATCGACGACGGCGAGCCCGGTGGTTCGCGAGGTCAACACGCCATCGATCCAAACGAAGGGCGGGACGAGATCGCTCATTGCTCAGTGCTCACGATGCCGAGCCTTTGCGCATAGACATCGGAGCCGATGGCAGTGCCCGACGCGGTGAAGCCACCCGACCGGCTCAAGACCGCCTTGTAACGGAAGTCACCCGAGGAGGTGTTTGTGTCCGTGTAGGTGAAAGCGAGTTGCTGAATTCCCTCGGCGACATAATCGAAAATACCCGAGGACCCGCCTAACGGGTTGGGGGCTTCAGTGTCGCCATATGCGGTGACCGTCCACGAACCGCCCGCGCCGACGCTTTGTTGAGCGACCTGCGTATAGGAACCGCCAGCAATCGACCGATAGAGCGTGACGGTCGCCGCGACAGTTTGGGTTCTCGTGGTCGGGTTTGTGTCGCGAGTTGCGGTGATTCCGTAGCTCCAAGACACTGTGACGGATTTGCTGCCAGTATTCGTCCCGAAGGGTCCAAGGATGAACTCTTCCGTCGCGCTGAGGCCAGATGATTGGCCCGAATTGCGAAGAACGCCCGCGCTCAACGTCCCGCCGAAATAGGCCGAGCCGTCGTTCTTGAGGTGGAAGGTCGAGTTCGCCGTCGTCATCGCGTTCTGGGCGATGTTGGCGCCGAACCACATCACGAGATTGGACGATGAGCCGAAGTTTGGACCCAAGCAGAGCTTGGACGAACCGACCTGGATTTCGACCGGAGTCGAGAACCGCGCGTTGCCGCCGACGATTTCCATGACCTTTTTCAGGCCACTTCCCGCCGTGTTGTAGAGGCCGATTGCCGAGGCCGCGAGCATGATGTTTGAGCCGTAGCTCGTGGCATTCATCCGGAGATATGCCGGGTCGGCGCCAGCCGCCGCGACGATATCGAGATAGGCGGCAGTCTTGCCCTGGAGAGTCGAGATCGCTCCGGATTGGGTCGTCAGCGTGGCGTTGGCCCCGGCAACGTTGGCCGTGAGTGTGGTGAGCGAGAGGGCTTGAGCCGCCGCGTTCGATGTCCAAGCCGCCGTTACGGCGTTGATCGATGCCTGGAGGGCAGCGCCGTTCGCGATGGCGTTGGCGGCATGAGAGGCCGCGACGTTTGACCAGTTTTGCGCCAAGGCGACGTTGGCGGCGGCGTAGGTGGCGCGCGTCTGAGACAGGGTGGCGTTTGATGCGGCGAAAGCCGATGCATTGGAGGCGTTGGCCGCATGACCCGCCGCGAGCGCCACATTGCTGAAGACGAGCGCGGCGTTCGCCGTTGCATACCCGGCCTGTGTCTGTGCGACCGTGGCGTTTGTCTGGGCGAATCCGGCGCGCGTGGCGCTGAGTGTCGCATTCGATGCCGCGAAGGCGGCGTTGGCGCTGGCATATCCAGCCTGGGTCGTCGCCAGCGCTACGTTCGATTGGGCATATCCCGCGCGTGTAGCGGCTAAGGTGGCATTCGAATTCGAGTACCCGGCGAAGGTCGCGCTGAGTGTCGCGTTACTGGCGGCGTATGCCGCGTTCGAAGTGGCGTAACCAGCCCGTGTTTGGGCCAAGGTCGCGTTCGCAGCACTATATCCGGCCTGGGTTGCGGCAGCAGTCGCGTTGGTTTGAGCATATCCGGCGCGGGTCGCTGACAGCGTTGCATTTGATGATGCGAAAGCGGCGTTCGCCGTAGCGAACCCGGCCTGGGTTTGGGCCAGGGTCGCGTTGGTCTGCGCATATCCGGCGCGGGTCTGAGAGAGGGTCGCGTTGGCAGACGAGTACCCGGCGAATGTCGCTGAGAGGGTCGCCTGGGTCGTCGCCAAAGTCGCGTTGGCCGACGCATATCCGGCTTGCGTTGAAGAGATCGCGGCATTGGAAGACGAGTAACCCGCCTGTGTGGCTGCCGCCGCCGCATTGCTCGATGCGTAGTCCGAATAGGTCGCCGCGAGTCCAGCCTGAGACGTGGCCGTCGCGGCGTTCGCGGTGGCGTATCCGGCCTGAGCCGTCGAGATCGCTGCATTGCTGGCCGAGCTTGTCGCCGCATCCGCCGAAGCTGTAGCGTTGTCGTTTGAGTACCCGGCATAGGTGGCGGCGAGCGTGGCCTGAGAGGTCGCCAAGGCGGCATTTGAAGCGGCAAATCCGGCCTGAGTTGAAGAGATCGCTGCATTGCTGGCCGAGTGGGTTGCCGACCCCGCCGAGGCTGTAGCGTTGTCGTTGGCGAAACCGGCGAAGGTTGCCGCGAGGCCCGCCTGCGTCGTCGCCGTCGCCGAGTTCGCGCTAGCATATCCGGCCTGAGTTTGGGCCAAGGCCGCATTGGCAGACGAGTATCCGGCCTGGGTCGCGGCGGCGCCAGCCGACCCGGCAGCCGCCGTCGCGTTCGAATTCGCGAATCCTGCGAACGTGGCGGCCAGAGTTGCATTCGAAGTCGCCAAGGCGGCGTTCGAAGTCGCGTATCCGGCCTGTGTGTTCGAGACCGTTGCGTTGGATGCGGAGTACCCAGCCGAAGTTGCCGCGAGTCCGGCATTGGCCGCCGCATAGCCCGCGAAGGTGGCGCTGAGGGTGGCGTTGGATGCGGCCAGGGCGGCATTGGCCGAGGCGTATCCGGCCTGTGTGGTTGAGACCGTGGCGTTGGTTTGGGCGTATCCCGCGCGGGTGGCCGAGAGGGTCGCATTCGTTGCCGCGAAGGCCGCGTTTGACGACGCATATCCGGCCTGAGTTTGGGCCAAGGCCGCATTGGCAGACGAGTATCCGGCCTGGGTCGCGGCGGCGCCAGCCGACCCGGCAGCCGCCGCCGAGTTCGAATTCGCGTACCCGGCAAAAGTGGCTGCGATCCCGGCCTGAGAGGTCGCCGTTGCGGCGTTCGCCGTCGCATATCCGGCCTGGGTTTGGGCGACGGTCGCGTTGGTCTGCGCATATCCGGCGCGGGTGGCCGATAGGGTCGCATTCGAGGCCGCGAAGGCCGTGTTCGATGTCGCGTATCCGGCCTGGGTGGTCGAAATAGTCGCGTTTGTCGCCGCTTTGAAACTCTCAGTGATGTCTTCGACGCGGACCGTTTGAACTTGATAGGTGTTGTTGCCGGTCTGGGCGCGAAGCATCGGACGGAGCCAAGCCCCGCCCGCCGCGATGATCGTGTCCGAAGTGATCTCGACGGAGATCGTGACCCAAGTGTTTTGAGTCATGACGGCGGAGCTAACGCTCGCGCTGGCGCCCGCGATGTAGCTGAACGTGGCCCCCATCCCGATGGCCCAGATGGTCGCCGTAGGGCTGCCGGTCGGCGTGTTGGTGATCCGGACGATGGCAGTGCAGCGATAGCGCCGCCCCGGACCAGAGACCTTTACGGCTCCGATTGCGGCAGTGTCGCTTGAACCGGTGTGGGTGATCTGAAGCACCTTCCCGATCCCGGTCTCGACGGGATAGGTGTAGATGCTCCCGGTCGGGAGTTTTGAAACGGCGGACGGGTTGCCGTTATAGCCACTGAACCAATAGTCGCCTTCCATGAGGAAGTCGGACGGCAACATCGCCGCTGCGGTTAGACGTGCGGCGTTATTCGTGTTGCTCGCCGTGGTGGCGTTCGCCGCCGCATATCCGGCGAAGGTCGCGCTGAGACCGGATTGGGTCGTCGCCGTTGCGGCGTTCGCAGTTGCATATCCGGCCTGGGTTGATGAAATCGATGCGTTCGCGGCGCTGTATCCGGCTTGCGTCGTCGCCGTGCCAGCCGAGGCGGCTGCCGCGCTGGCGTTCGCATTCGAGTAGCCGGAATAGGTGGCGCTGAGCGTTGCGTTGCTGGCCGCGTAACTGGCGTTCGAAGCTGCAAAACCCGCTTGTGAGGTCGAGATTGCGGCATTCGAAGCCGAGTATCCGGCCTGTGTTGTAGCCGTGCCAGCCGACCCGGCTGCCGCCGCCGAGTTCGAGTTCGCATATCCGGCGAAGGTGGCTGCGAGCCCCGCCTGAGAGGTCGCTGTTGCGGAGTTCGCGTTCGCGTACCCGGCCTGGGTTTGCGCGATTGTCGCGTTCGCCGCGCTGTATCCGGCCTGTGTTGCCGCCCCGCCAGCCGACGCGGCTGCCGCCGCCGAGTTTGAATTTGCATAGCCGGAATAGGTGGCTGCGAGCCCGGCCTGAGAGGTCGCCGTTGCGGCGTTCGCCGTCGCATATCCGGCCTGGGTTTGGGCGACCGTGGCGTTCGTCAGCGCATATCCGGCGCGGGTCGCCGAGAGGCTTGCGTTACTGGCGGCGAAGGCTGCGTTGGCGTTCGAATACCCAGCTTGAGTCGTCGAGATCGCGGCATTCGAAGCCGAGTATCCGGCCTGAGCCTGAGAGGCAGCCGCGTTCGAATTCGAGTATCCGGCAAAGGTGGCCGCGAGTCCGGCCTGTGTGGTCGCGGCAGCGGCGTTCGCGGTGGCGTATCCGGCCTGGGCCGATGAAATCGCGGCGTTCGTCTGTGCATATCCCGCCCTCGTGGCGGCTAGCGTCGCGTTCGATGCGGCCATTGACGCATTCGCCGAGGCGAACCCGGCCTGAGCCGTCGATATCGTGGCATTTGAGGACGAATAACCGGCTTGAGTGGCTGCCGCCGCCGCGTTTGCGCCCGCTTGACCGGAGTAGGTCGCCGCCAACGCCGCCGAGGATTGGGCCGCCGCCGAGTTCGCCGATGCGTAACCGGCCTGGGTCGCCGCCGAGGTCGCCGAGCTTTGGGCCGCCGCCGAGTTCGCGCTCGCATAGATGGCCTGAGTGTTGGCGACGATGGCGTTCGCGTTCGCCCATCCGGCTTTGACTTGAGCATCAACGGCGGAGGCGAGAGAAGCCGCCGCATTGGCTGCCGATGCCGTCGCGTTCGAATTCGCATATCCGGCGCGTACAGCCGCAAGTGATGCGTTGGCGGATGCCCAGGTCGCACGCGCTTCCGCATCGAGCGACGAAGCCAAGGCCGAGCCCGCCGACGTGGCAGCCGCGACGGCGTTCGATGCCGCCGCCGAGGCATTGGCCATCGCCTGTGATGCCGAGGCTTGTGCAGCCGTGGCGTTGGCAGCCGCGTAGTCGCGGAAGTCTTCGGCCTCGATCCGTGCGGCATCAATGAGGGCGGCGTTGGCGGCGGCCCAGGTCGCGGCATCGGCGGCGGCGTTGGCCGAGTCTTGAGCCTCTTGATAGGCCGTGTTCACGCCCGACTCGATGTCGGCGATCATCCCCGCGATTTCAGAGACATCGACGATCACGTTGGCGAGCGCGGTTTCAACCGTCACGCCGTTGGCGGTCGCGACGTTGTTGGCCAGGAGTTGGCCCGCTTCGTTCGTCGCAAGGCCGCCAGGGACGTTCGCGATTGTGTTCGCGGCCCAATCGATCCCGCCATCCGTGACTGCGGCGACGCGCTGTTCACCCGTGGTGATCGGGCCGATGATCAAGCGTTGAGACTTGATCCCCAAGACCGTTCGATAACTCACGCCGACTTCGTAATCCGTCGCGGGCAAGAGGCCCGCCGTGATCTCGCCACGGGTCGCGCTGGCATCAACGGCGACCTCGCCAAGCCATCCCATTTCGGCCTGCTCGTCAGCCGATGGGGCCTCGCCCTCAAAGACGAGCGGCTGCCGCCATTCGAGGAGAACCTGTGTCGCCGTGGGTTCGTCGCTCGCGCCCTCGACGACGATGGCGGGTGTCGTCACCGCGTTCGATCCCGAGCCCGTCGAAATGCTCGTTTCCGTCACGACCCAGGCATCTTCGCCCGGCGGTTCCGGGTTCGAAGGGTCGAAGGTCTTCAGCGCGGGCGAGGCCGGAGCCTCGGCGGTCTGGCCAAGGGCGAAGGCGTGCTTGGCATCGGTCTCGGCGCGAAGGCTGAGTTTGACGGTCCAAGTCGCGGGATCGAAATCCCGCGCGACGACGATGAACTTCTGATCATCGAGGGCGAGATCAGGCAGGGCGACGGTGACGCAATCGCCAGCCCGGACCGCCATGAGTTCGGGCTTTGTCGTCAGGTCGAGTTGTAGGAATTCCCGCCCGTTGACGAGATCATAGGCCGCGAGTTGATGGGCCTGGGTCGCATCCTGGACGAAGGGATATTCGGCCTCTGTGGACCGGAGTTCGCCGCCATCTTCCTCGACATAGGTCGAAGCCGTTACGGGCTCGCCGTTGGTGATCTGCCAGAATTGAGACTCGGCCCGATAACGGGGCGTGATGTGGTTCTTCCGGTCACGGAAGGCGGTCGAGTTGATGATCTCGGCGGAGCCGATGACGTGATCGGTCGTGATGCTGAAGATCGACGACCGGGCCGTGTTGGTGACACACGAGATTTGCGCGCCACGCGCTACCGGAACGGCGCCGCCAGCCTGGAGGAGCGTGCCGAGAACGGCGAACTTGTCATCGGTGGTTTGAACGACACCGCCGACTTTCCAGCCGAGTTCGTCGGCGATGTTGGCCCCGGCGACGAACGCACTGAGATCGACCTCGGCGGGCGTTGCCCCGATCCCAAACACGAGAACGTCGTTCTCAAACCGGCCAAGCGTCCAGTTGAGCGCGCAAAGGTGCGGGTTCTCGCTGAATTCCCAAGTGTCGGGATCATCAATGCGATGATCGCCTTCACCGCCTGGATAGGTGTCGTCGAGGCGAGGGTCGTAAACCCGCTGGCCGCGAACGACGTGAACGACCTTCGGAACACCCTGCGGGAAGGTGTTTTGCGAGTAGTCCATGAGCATCACGGCGTGCGCGATGCCGGATAGCTTGCCGGGTGATTTCGGAAGGGTGACCCCGGCGTATTGACTCGGCGTTTGGGTTTCGGGAGCCGCGCCGACGCGTCGCGCCATGCGGAACTTGGCGCCGTGCACGAACATCTTCGATTTGTAGGTGTGGCCGCTTACGGCGTTGACGGTCTGGAGACTGCCGACCGATCCCGTGAGGCCGAGCGTGTAGTCGTTGGCCAGGACCCCATCGAACCCGGCGATGGCGCCGCCGACGCTCAGGGCGACGATCATCGCCAGCGTCCCGTTCGATTTGCCGAAGGTCTCTCGATAGACAATCGTGCCGCCCGTCGCGGTCCGGCCATAGACGACGGGAAGGGGATCGTTCCCCGTGAGCTTCATATTGAGTTGGGTGCCGGTCGAGGATGGCTTCGGCATCATCGAAGACATCGAGAGGCCGAGCGCGAGCGCACTCACGGCCATCCCGACCATACCGATGGCCGACCACGTCGCGACGCTCAGGCCGAGGAAGCTCGTCACGCCGATAGCCGTTGCGACGGCGGCGCCCGCGCTGACCGCTCCAAAGACCGCCACGGCGGCGGCTGCTACCATTGGCATTAGGTGGCCCTCCCGAGGGGGGGAGCCGACCAAGCCTTGGTTGCCGCATTCAACGATCCGAGTTCGCCACGAACACCGGAGCCGTAATCGACGAAGGCCAGGACGCGATCAGCATCAATGACCACGCCTAGCGCGGTCCAATCGCCCTCACCGGGCAGGCCAACGATATCGCCAGGAAGGGCGCGAGCCGGAGGAATCCGGGAAAGGCCGACCGTGTTATCGAGGAAGTCCTCGATCCGCTCGTGCCCCGATTTCAGGAGTGCGCGCTTCGCCCCGGATTCGGTCGAGTAGCGGCGAATCTTCGCCAGGGGATCGGGATAGCCGAGCGCGATGAGATTGGCCGCCGCGAGGTGAGCGCAATCCGCCTTGCCCCAGTCAAATGGGCAAAAGACAAAATCCTTGAACACGGTTTGCGCCGCATTCACTCGCTCGATCAACGGATTGGAACTCATCGAGTATTTAGCCTCGACGGCGAAATCACCCGTTGGGACGGAAGATCGAGTCGAGGATGTCGCGCGGCGTTGCGACGACCGGTCTTGGTGCGGTGTTTGTCGGCTGCGCCTTGGTCGCGGCCTCGGCTCCCCACATCGGATCGACAAGGCTATCGACGTTGAAATCGAGGCCGGTCTCACCCGGCCATATCGATTGATGCCAAGCGCGATTCAGGCGGGCCGCTTCGCTAGTGATGAAGAGCCGGTCGAAGGCCGAGGCGACATCGAGTTCAACGACGCGACCGGTATCGACGACGGTGGTCTTGGCGGTTTCGAGCCGACCCGACCAAACGAGTTCGGGCGATCCGACGACAAGGCCGGTCGCTTCGCTCACGATGCCGATCCAAACATAGACGCGGGAGCCCTGAGCGAGTGGAGCCGACAAGGCGCCGACCGCCGAGTTCGACGGCGGGAGAAGTGAGACCTGGAGCCTGGGCGCCGATGTCGCGATGGATTCGTTGATCGAAGAGACCGCGTTGAGGGTGCCGAAGACGGCATCCTTTGACGTGAACGTCACGGTGTCGCCATTCACGGCGAACGCCACGGTGCCGGAGCCGCTGACGAGATTGATCGGCTCTTCGCCGATCTCGATCCGGACGGCGGTGAAGACGCGGATGAATGAGCCGCCGAGGGCGGTGGAAAGCGTCCCGTCCATCGTCATTGAGCCTCGACGATCCGGAACGTCAGCCCGACGTTTTCGAGGAAGCCGACCGTCCAGGAGGCGGAGTCGCCATCGACGAAGCCCTCGATCTTCGGAGACGCGAATTCACAAACCGCGTTCGCCGCCGGGCTCACCTTCAACATCGGGAGGATCGGAACCGCGACGGCTCCGCCGCCGGTCGGCGCGGTCACATCGGCGCGGACTCTGTGGAGGTAGCGAACGCCACCCTGGACGATGCTGAAGAACTGGCCGTTGCGGATTTCATAGCCGTCGCTGAAGCCGGAGATCGTGAGGCTCGATCCGGTTTGACCGGCGCCGCTGACGATGGGCGATCCCGGCGATCCGACATCCAAACCGGGCTGCGGAAAGGCGACTAAGAGTTTGTCGCTAAGCCCTTGGAGAAGAGCAGTAATCACCGCTCCGGCCTGGGCGACGCGCATCGGGCGACACACGACCTCCAATATCCAGCGGTCGCCGAGACGAGCGATCCGTTGATCCGGACCGCCCATGATCGGGGTTAGGGTGTTGGCGTTCGAGCGAAGCGCGAAGGTCGTCGAGGACCCGGCGGGCAAAGTTGGAAATGATGTGGTCACTTCTATATTTAGGAAGCGACCTCAATCGGGATTCACCGGCCCAGGCGGTTCCTCGCGCTGGCCATGTTGTCGCGCGCCATTTGCTGTTTGGTCGCGAGCATCGCCTGAATGTTCGCCTCCTGAATCCAGCCCTTCACACTCGACGTGAGCACTGCGTCGCGCGCATCGACGACGATGTGGTTGGTGAATTGCTGGACCGGAGCCGCCCGCGATCCCGTGACCTTCATCGCCTGACGAACGACTGAATGCGGGATGACTTGGGACCCGGTCGGAAGAGTGATGATCTCATCGCCCTTTTCGTTGATCGCGGTCGGCCCGCCCCGCCAAAAACGCGTCCCAGTGGCATTGGAACCGACCTTGGGGCCAGAGCCCGAGGCCGGAAGACCGATAGCCATTCGACCCATGCCAGGGACACCGAAGGCCCGGCCAAGAGCTTCGAAAATCAAGAACTTGATCGCCATCTCGACAAGCTGCGCGATGACGGCTTTAGCCATATCGGCGAAGGCTTCCTTGAAATCTTGCGCGCCCATGATTGCGTCAGTGATACCCGAGGCGATTGCGTCGAGGCCGCCTTTGGCGATGTCGAAGAGGCTGGCGTTGAAGGTGCGACCGGCGGACTCGGCTCGTGCAAGTTCTGCGATCCATTCTTCGAGTGAGCCGGGTCCTCGCTCGCCTTTCTGGTCTGTGGCTTGACCGGAAGTCTCACCCGCCTTCACACGGTCGCGGGTTCTCTGTTTGTCGGCGAGATATGCCTCGATATCCGCCTTCGCGTGGCCGTTCTTAGTGAGTTGAAGTCGGGTCGCTTCTTGCTGAGCCGCAAAGAGAAGATCGTCGGCGGCCTGGGTCTTCGCGAGGGCTTGGCGTTCGTATTCTTGCTTTTCGGCCAGGGTCGTCGCGAGTTCGGCCTTCGCGGACAACTCATCGGCTTCGACCTGGAGGGCATCGGCGGCCTGCTGAGTTCGAAGTTCACTGATTTCGGCTTGGTTGGCCGCGATCTCTTCAGCCCGGCGGGCGGTCTCGGCCTCTTTCTTGGCGAGGTAGGTTTGACCCTCCAGGGTGACGAGCTTTTCAGCCGCCGCTTGGGTGATCTCGCCATCCTGCGCGCGTTGTTCGATGGCGCGGATGTTCGCATCCCGCTCCTCGATCAAAGCCTCAAGGGCGACGCGGTGACGGTCTTCGCCAGTGGTCGCGAGAGCCCTAAGGGCCTCGGCCAATTCGCGCTCAGCGCGTTCAACCGCCTCGGCGGAATTGCGAGCAATATCGACTGCCGATTTGCCGCCGCTGCCGCCACGACCGCCGCCTTTGGGAGACGCAACCGCCGGAGCGGGCGGGCGATACTCGGCCAGCTTGCGCTTCTCTTCCGCCGCGATCTCGGCGCGGGTGCCAGCGACGGCGCCGGAGGCCCGACGTAGTTCGGTCGCCTCTTCGCTCTTGGCTATGACATCGGCGGGACGTTGGGCGGGTAGAATGCCCGTTCTCGCGGTCGATGTGAGGCCGCTCGCGTAGCTATCCTGAGCGCGGCGAACGCGGCGATCATACTTGTCTCGCGCGGCGGTTTCGGCGGTTTCGAGTGTCTTGAGCTTGGCCCGCATTTGCTCCAGGGCGGCGCGCTTGGCCTCGGCGGCGACACGTCCCCAGGCGGTGGCCAAGAGGTTGACCTCACCCGTCAAACTGGCAGTCGATGACAGAACCTTTTTCTGTTCGGTCGTCAGGGCTCCGGTTTCGACGCGGGCTTGAGCTTCCGCCTTTCGCTTTGCCTCGATGCTTGCCCAGTATTCATCAACCGCGTTTTTGAGTTCGCGGTTCGTCTCGGCGGCCTTGGCTGACTGAAGGGCGAAGGCGCCGAGGGCTACGGTGATCGCCGTGATCGCAAGTCCGATGCCGGTCGCCGACATCAACGCCCGCATCGAGATCGTGGCGACGGCGGCTGCCCGGCTCACGCCATAGATACCGGCGGTCTTGGCCACGAGTTGGGAGGTGTGAGCGATGTTCGCGGCCAGCGATCCAGCCGTTGCGGCGGCATAGCTACCCAGGCCGATGGCGGCCCGGCCAATCGCCGGAGCGAGGGCGACCGACAACGCGACGACGATCACGCCGAGCGAATTGGCGACGACATCGAGATTGTTGGCCAGGAGCGCGAGGGCTTCGCTCAGGCGCCGCGTAACGCCAAGGCTCGCGTCTGTGTCACCCATGAACTTGATGAGCGAGGTCGAGAGGTTCGTGTAGCTCTGAGCGACCGTGAGAGGTGCGCGGGCGGCCTTGGCTTCAAGGCTGGCCGATCCCGCAATGATGAGGTCGAAGAACTCTTTCGAGGACAGTTTCCCGGCCAGGACATCGGTCCGCATTTTCGCGACCGATCCGCCGTATTTTGTCGAGGCTCCCGCCGCCGCCTGGAGAAGCGGAAGCATCCCTTCTGTCATCGAGTTGAATTCTTCAGCGCGGACCGTTCCAGCGCCCAGCGCCTGGGCCATTTGGAGCATGGCGCCGGAGGATGATGCGGCGGTTCCGCCGGAGACCCGGATCGCCGCCGAGACGGCATCGGTGACCCGGAGAATTTGCTCCTGACTTACGCCGAGTTCGGTCGATGCCGAGGCGACACGGCCATAGAGTTGGCCGAGGCTTTCGAGTTCAACGCCATTCCGGATCGCGCCTTCGTAAAGCCGCTTCTGGACGGTTTCGAGCGCGGCGCCTTCAACGCCCGCGACCTTCAATGAGTTGGTGAAACGGGCGTAGGTGTCGGCGAGCGCGATGGCCGCCGCGATCCCGGCTCCCGACGCGATGGCGGCAATCGAGGCCATCAATTCGGTTCGGAGCGACCCGAGCCCCGCGCCAAGACTCCGGTTTAGAGCCCCGCCGATATTGGAGTTCGCCCAGGCCCGATTTGCGCCGCGTGCAGCCTGTTGATGTTGATTTGCGATGTTCTGCGCGGCCCGCGCGTTAAGGGCCTGGAGCCGCTTTAATTCGCGGTCAAAATCGACGATGTTTGCTTGGTAACGCGCTACAAGTGTTGCTGTGACTGCCATCGACTATTTAGGCCGATGCAGTCACTTGCTTGGTCGTCAGAGGAAATCAGCGAAGCGATCAAGGGCCGCTTCGTATTCTTTCTTAGTGGGTGGCTTTGGACCGGTGTCGCCACCTTGTGCTTTCCGCCATCCGTTTTGGATGCATCGGAACTCCCAGAGGGACATCGCGTCGATATCCCTCGGCGTGTATCCAGCCGCCCCGCCAAACTCGAAATAGGTCGAGAACTTTATGAGTCCTCGCCCGTCGTCGGGTTCATCGGGGCCATCGGCTCCCCCAGGTCGGGTTGGTCCTCTTCATTGCCGATGAGGGCGGCGAGGATGACCTTCAGGGCGACCGGGAGGTATTGGAGAAGGGCGCCGCCGGTGATGTAGGTATCGACGAGCCGCTTGGCCGCCCGGTGTTCCATGCCCGCCCCGATGAGGCCGAGACGGATCGGCTCGATGATGTCATCGACGAACCACGCCCCATCCTGGAGACGGCTCAGCATCACGGCGGGACCGCTGTTGATGCTGGCCTGGAGGGCGCGAAGCTCGCCGATCCGGAGTTCGAGCGGATAGTCGTTGTCGCCGACGAACTCCTCAATCCGCCCACTCGTTACGGTGAGCATTAGACCTCGGCGACGACGACGGGACCGGCCTGCTCAAGCGTGAGTTGGTTCTCGCCCGGCTTGGTCCGGTCTGCGGAGATTTGGAAGCTCGTCAGGACGAACGGGCCGGTGATCGTCCAATTGCCATCGGTGACGCGGGCGGTGAACTCCGATCCGGCTTCCCAACGCTCGATCCATTCATAGGTCGAAGTTGCATCCATCATCCCGGCGCCGTCGATCTTCACGTCGAGGGATTTCACCCGGCGGAACTTTTGAGCCGGAGCGGATTGATCGGCGAGATCAACGAGGTCGTCGGTTTCGACATCGGTCGAGAACGTAACGCCTCGCGTAGTGTTGACGACGTTGGTGTGAGCATAGACGACAGTGTTACCGGAAGGCGTGCCGATCTGAACGAGAAGTTGGTGGCCGAGGACCGGCGTAATTGTTGACATATTTTCTCCGAATTAGTTGGTGGTTCGGAGGTATTTATCTTCAGGGCCGGGTTATTCGGCTCAAGTCGCCTGGACGTGATATTCGAACTCAATGATTGCTTGTTCGAACTCATCGCTGCCGTCGATTTCACTTCGATAGAGGGTCGAGGTGTAATGCCACTCGTGACAGGTGAAGCCGGTGAGGGTCGGCGCGACGTTCAACGCGGCATAGACGAGCCCGGCGATTGTCTTGGCCTCAGTGGTCGTGGCCGCGAATGCGCTGACCTCGACGTGACATTCGAAGAAATCACCGGCCTCATCGTCGCCGATGATCTGATCGTTGCCGATTTCCAAGTAGGGCAGGGCGGCGCCAGCGGGAACGCGCGGATAGACCTTCGCAGCCACGCCAGGGATCGCGGCGGCGACAAGCCGCGCATAGACCCACTTTTGGATTTCGAGGGACGGCTCCGCCATCACGTCCCCACTTTCAACGCCTTGCGGAACCACGCGAGGATTCGGCGACGGTGTTTCTTGTTCATGATTTTGACGGACGGGAAAAAGAACTTCTTCGCCGGAACGCGGGAGCCGTCCGGGGACAGGTGACCGAACTCCAGGGCGGCGGCGTATTCTTGCGAAGACGACCCGACTTCGACCGTCCAGGTCGTCGCATTCGATTGAAAGACGTTTATGGTATCGGCGAGGTGGCCGTTGCGGGGATCGCCGCGACCAAGGGTCTTTTGGACCCGCTTCCCGAGTTCACGAGCCGAGGTCTCACACGCCCGCAAAGCCTCGGCCTCGGCGTTGGCGCGGTTGCTACGGATGATTGCTTCGAAGGCGCCTTGTCCGATGAAGTTGGCCATCAAGTCAGGCCCCCCGTCTCGGCTGCGATCCAAACGAAGCGACCACGCCCGTCGAGATCACCGGTCCATTTCACGCTGAAGGTTTGGCCATCGCGGTCGATGAGCCGGTCGGCGGTCGTGATCGAGCGAGTGGAGGCCGAGCTTCGAACAACGATATCGAACGGCTCGATGCCTGAGAGGCGTTGAGCGCGAACCGACTCTCCGCCGCGTGTCGAATGGATCGAGGCCGCGACGGTCGCAACATTGGACCAAGAGCCGGTGAGATCACCGGCTGCGTTCGCCGTCGTCGATTGCCTCTGAATCGTGATCGCGGCGCGAAGATCGCCCGCCGAGGTATGCGGGGCCGACATCGCTACTCGACCTCCTCGCCGTCGAGGTCGTCGTCGATATCGGGATCGGAAAGGCGTTCGATGAAGTCGCCGAATTCATCATCGACTTCGACACCGGCTCCGGAGGCCAGGGCGAGATCAGCGCATGCCTGATCGACCTCGCCTTCGTAGCCTTGCGGGTAAGAAATCGTCACATAGCGGTTGTCGGAAGGCGTGTATTCGAAGCGGCGGGTGAAGCGAATTAGGGTCTGCATCTCGTATTTAGCGAGATCGCCCCGTTGGCTTGATCAGCCGAAGAACCCGACCCGGTAGCGGGTGAGGACGGACTCAACGCCGAACGGGATATCGGCGAGCTTGGCCTCAGTCGTCGCCTCACGATGCTCATAGAGGTGGCCGACCAGGAGCAAGAGGGCGTGCCGGAGATCGGCAGGAACATCGGCGGCATCGTCGCCGTAACCGACCCGGTAGGTCACGCGAAGGGCGCCGGGCTGCTGCCGCATGGCGGGCCACGATTGGCCATAGGCCGGGTAGAGCCGCCCCGGCGCGATGTCGGGTTCGAAGCTCCAATCCGGCGAGGTTATGGTTTGAAGCTCGCCGTCTTCATCGACATAGGCGACGGCGGTCACCGCCTGGATCGGGCCGAGCGGGAGCGTCACGCCTTCGCGAGCGCAAGGCCGGTCGAATGACTGTCTCCAGGTCTGAGTCAGGAGCGCGATCCCGGCGCCGCTTGGCCCCTCAATGGTCGCCACGGCGGCCTCGATCAGGCCGTCGATGAGGTCGTCGTCTTCATCGTGAGTGACGCGAAGGTGAGCCTTCGCCTGGGCGAGGGTGATGGGGAATTCGGTAGGCTGAATCGTTCTGACGAGGTTGGTCCAGTGTCGCATCGAGTATTTATCGAGACGGGCAAACAAAAGCCCCGGAAGCGAACTTCCGGGGCCTTCGCCTCATCCAATCGTGCGGCTGATCAGATTAAGCCTTGATCGTGATCACCTTGACGGCTTTCGAATCGAGGAGTTCGGAGTCGTAACGGGCGAAGCCGATGAATCCGACGAGTCCTTGATCGGCGTAACGCTCATTGAGGCGAACCACGTTGATCCCCTTCACGGCGCGAACCGTGAAACGCTTGAAGTCGCCAAACAAGATCGGCTTCGTCGAGGCGCCGATAGAGGCCATGGCGGGGTTGATCACGTAGTTATGGCCGAAGATCGTCCCCGGCTGACCGGCCTGGATGGACGGCTGCCAGAGGTATTCGCCCGACGTTTCGGCCTTCAGTTTACGAAGAACCAGGGCGGTCGCATCGTTGAACATCATCGTCGCCGAGGCGCGATAGGCCGGGTCAACACTGTGGATCAGGGTCAGGATTTCGTCTGCCGTGACAGTGGTGTTGGCCGCCGAGGTGAAGGCCGAGGTCGCCGCGCCAACGATGCCTTGCGGCTTGTCGGAACCGTCGCCGGTCGTGAAGGCTGCGTTCAGAGCGCGGCCCAGGCGTTCGCCGATGGCCGAGTTGACGAAGCTAACAACGTCATACGCCGAGTCCTGCAACATCTCGTCAGAGACGGTGAACAGGTTGGACGTGAATTTGTGGGCGCCGAGGGTCTTGGTGCCGAAGGTCAGAGACGCGGCGGAGACCGCCGTGTTTTCGGAGATCAGGGCGCCCGCGTTGCCGGTATCGTCGTTGGTCGGGACGTTCCATTGCCCGCCGCCCAGCGTCTCGACCAAATTGACGAGGTTCGGGTTCAACATCGGGCCGAAGGCGGCCATCGAGCGAACGATCTGCGCGTAGTGGGTCTGAGGGACGAGGTATCCGCCCTCGGCGCCGGTGCCGGTTACGGTTTGGGCGCGGAACTCACTGCGCTCTTCACGAGACAGGGTGTCGCGGATGAAGCCGGTCCAGAGGGCGGCTTCGCGATCTTCCGCCGAGGCGGGTTTTGCGGTTTCGATCTGACGATCTTCGACCGGGCGGCGGGCTTCGAGATCGGCCTCGGCGCGGGCTGCGTCGCGGGCTTCGAGATCGGCGAGACGGTCGGCGCGGGCGGAGAGGGCATCAGCCTCGGCCAGCATGCGATCAAATTGGGCTTCGGTATCGGAGGCCAATTCGGTGTTGTCGGTGAGTAGAGCGCGGGCTTCGTGCTCGATGCGGAGGGCTTTCTCCCTTAGTTCTTTGATATTCATCGATAGTCCTAATCAATCATTTGGGTTTCTCCGTGCGATTGGCTAGGACTGAGGGGGATCGGCTTTTAAGACTTACGTTGGTGTAGCTTGAGCTTCATTCTCAGCCGAGCGCGAGCACTGGCCGAGTATTTATCTTCAGTGGTCCGTTCTTCTGTTTTCGCCCATTCTTCCATTGAACGAAGGGCGGCTTCAGTTGCCGGATAGGCCGGGTTCACGACCGGGCTGATCTCGATCAGGTCAACGTCGATAAGGGTTCGGAGCGGAAGACCGCCGTCGCGACGCTCCCAAGTGTCCTCGCGAACCCGGAAGCCAAAGCTGACCTGAAGATCGCCGTCGCGGGCCGCGTCGAGTTGGGCGGGCGTGAACCTTGTCGTGTCCAGGGTGAAGCGAAGGCCGCGCTCATCACTCGCCAGGGTGAGCTTTCCGCCCCGCGTCGATCCAAGCGGCTGGCGGCTATCGTGCGACCACAAGGCTTGGATAGAGACCTCACCGGCGGCGGCGGCCTGGAGGCTGCGATCAAACGCGGTCGGCGCGACCCGCTCGATGAATCCGCCGAGGTCGAGAGAGTCTGAATTGAAGACGCTCGCATAGCCGCTCAGCGAGCGGCCTTCGTCGTCGTCGGCGGTGTTGTCCAGGATGAGGGCGAAGGCCCGTTGTTCGATGATGTTCTTCGTCATCGACTATTTAGCGACGCGGCCCGTTCCGCCGCTTGTGCGGGCGGGCTGGCCTGGGTTTGGGCGCCGAGCGGAACGGACCCGCCTTGTATATGCAACTTGTCCGCGTCGGGTTGGTCGCTTGGCGGCAGGTTATCGAGCGCGCGAACTTCGTTGGGCGTGCGAATGCCGTTCTGGATTGCGGTAGCGTAGCCACTCATGCGCGTGGCGAAGTCGCCTCTCAACATGCCGTCGATGTTGAATTCGACGAAGAGCGAGCGGTTGCGGTCGCTAAAGAGCTTCGCGTTTAGCTCTTGCTCGATGAGTTCAATCCACGGCGCCAGGGTGTGCTTGGCGAAGCTGATATCGGCCTGTTCAGTGTTGGAATAAGTCCCGCTGCTGAGGTCCTGGAGAAAGGTCGGATTGATGCCGAAGACCCGCGCGATCTCTAATATTTGGAACTGACGAAGCTCCAGAAGTTGAGCCTTTGAGGGTTCGAACCCGATGGGCTTGAGGTCGAAGCCGCTGGGCATTGTCAGGATGCCGCGACGCTCACGCTTGGCCGCCTTCACGGCTGCGGCGACATCGGTTGATGCACGCTCCTGGGCTGCCGCCGACATCGCCGGGCCGGACATCACGAGCGGCGGGACACCGCCAGCGTCGAAGACCGTCGAGGCGTATCGCTCAGCCGCGATGGCGAGGCCGATGGCGTTTCGGTTGACCACGAGCGGATCGTGGTGACCAACGCCGTCGCCGGTTGGCATCCACACGAGATCGATGATCTCACCGGCGGAGTAGACGACTTCACGATCCGCGAGCCGGTAGCGGTAGGCGCGGCGACCGCCCTTGATCTCGATGACGACGCGATCCGGATCGAGTGGCCAGAGGTTCATCACCCGGCCAGCCTTGTTACGCTCGATGTAGGTGAGGGCTCTTCCGCGTAAGAGGAGCCTCGACACCATCCACTTGCGCCATGCGAAAGAGGTCAGATAGTCGGCGTTAACTTGGTCGTGGACGATCCTATATAGCGGGTCGGAATCGGCCTTCGCCCGTCCGTCTTCGGTCCGGCGGAAGAGTTGAAGCGGAAGGCTCGCGATTGCGTCGCTGATCTTATTGACGGCGGCGGCGACGGCGGGGACGGCGAGGGCCGTCTGTTCGGTGACGGCTTCCCCGGCGAACGATGATGCGGAGCCGAAGAGCGTCGCCCAGGCGCCAGGATCGCTGAGGCTGACGTTGGGATTTTCGAGGGAGGGCGAAGACCTTTGCTCGCCGAAGATGTTGAAGAAACTCATCGAGTATTTAGCTCGATGCGGGTCGCGGGCGGTTCACCGGCGGCTCACGGCGGTTCAAGCCGCCAGGGTCTCAAGTAGTCGAGGCCAAAATCGAAAATCCAACATCTTCCCAGGGGCTGGCCGGGGCCGTCGTGAGGCGATCTTCGGCCTTCAAACCCAAAGCCATCGCCAGGGCCACGGCGCCATCCATGCGTTTGCGAGCGGCTGACTTATCGAATTTCCGATTGCCCGCCGGATCGGTCACCGCGAGCGCGTTGCCGACACTGAAGGTCAGGAGCGGATTGCCATCACTGTGAAGTTCGGCCTGGAGAACGGAATGTTGGAAGGCGTTTATGGCCTTCCCCATGCTGACGAAGCCCTGCCCCCAAGGGACGATCCGAAGGCCGTCGCCTTCACCCTCCTGGGCCAAGAGGCCGATCTCGCCCAGGCGCCGCATGAGTTCGCCCGAGTAAGCCCTATCGAAAGCCAAGCCGATCACCGGGTTACGGTCGTGGATCGTCTTAATTTGATGGGCGACGAAGGCCGGATCGATAGAGCGGCCCGGTGTGGCGATCATCCATCCGTGACGCTCGTGAAGCTCGTAATTCTGGCGGTCGCGGTCACCATGATCGCGAAGGGCCTCACGGGGTTTGAAGAACCACGATTTGACCCGTGAACCATCATGGGCCGACACCGCGACCAAGGCCGTGAGGTCGGTTCGAAGGCTCATATCGAGGCCGAGATAAACCGGCTCGCCGGGCTCGAATTCGAAGGCATCCTCGGCGGTGAAAGTCGGCGCCGGGAACACTCCGCCAGGAAGGCAGGCCATCCAATCCGGACGGGAGATCAGGGCGGCCTCGGCGGCGACCCGTTGATTGAGTCTCAGGAGCCGGAACGATTGCTCCTCGGCGGGAAGGCGTTTCGCCCTCATGGCATCGGCCCGGAAGGCATCGAGATCGAGGAAGTCGCCGAGGGCTGGATTGGCGGCCATCCATGCCGATTCATCCAGGAGATCGCAGCCATCGGGCGCCGCGAACAAGTGACAGACGGTCGAGGGGTCTTCGGCCCGAACGCCGTCGTCGATCATCTGACTGAGGACGTGTTCGGGATCGTCGGATTGGGTCGAGATCACCATTAGGAGCGGTTCGGACCGCGCGCCTTGGCTTGTCGCAAGCGTGTCGAAGAGTTCGCGGCTTCGCGCCTGGGCGAGTTCGTCAACGATCACGAGTGAGGGGTTGAGGCCATGTTGGCGACCTGCGTCGGCGGACAAGGCGCGGAACTTCGAACCCGCCGCCCGGATGTCGCTTCGGATGACGAAGATCGTCTTTGTGGAGTCGACGACCCGCAACAGGCGGCCAAGCGTCGGCGAAGCCTCGATCATTCGCTTACAGGCGCCGAACACGATGGCGGCCTGCTGTCTGTCATTCGCCGCGCTGTAGATTTCGCCGTTCGGCTCCGCCTCAGGGCCGATCAAATGGGCGAGGATGAGCGCGGCGGCGAGTTCGGTCTTACCGTTCTTCCTCGCTATCGAGAGGATGGCCCGGCGAACCGCCCGGCGACCATCGGCCCGAACGCCGGAATAGATGTCGCGGATGAAGGCTTTTTGCCATTCGCGAAGGCGGAGCGGCTGGCCAGCATCGTCGCCAATCGTCACCTTCAGCTTTTCGATGAAGGCTATGACGCGGTCGGCGCGTTCGGTGTTCTTAGTCGGGGTCTGCACCGACTATTTAGCCGGAGCGTCAGTTCTCACGATGCGGTTGAAGTGAATGCAGACTATTTTCTGCTTATCTTCAGAAGTGTTGACTTCGAAGAATCAAAAGATGTAAACAACTCTCGCGCTAAGGCGCAAGGGAAAGCGGCCCCGTTCCCGAGTTTGAACCCTCGGTGGGTGCCGCCCTACTCTACTCAGTCGCATCCCTTGTGGAAGGGGAGCCGGGACTATAGGGGCGGTTGCTTCACAGGCGGGCCGCCCCTTTCCGTTTCCACCCCTAGCGCCGACGAAGTCTCTTTTCAAGAGAAACTTTAAGCAACTTTCGTCACTCCTGTGGTTGCTTTGCGGAGTGCAACGCCACTCCTATAGAAAACCGGACAAATTCGTTGAAAATAATGGCTCCGTAATTTCAACCCGCGTGTGAAATTATTCTAATCGTGGTGACCATCCATGTATGCGCATGAGTGCGGTTGCATGCCATTGCTTCTAATAGTTCCGATCTGTAGAGCGTGTTTTCGCGACAACGAGTGGATGCGCTGACAGTTGACGCTTCTGGAGTCCAATGGCTCGGGAGCCGCCCGATCTAATTGATCAGGCCGTCGAACTCATCGGTCTGCGATTGCTCCGGCGCCGTGATCGCGGCCCGTGACACCGGATCGAAGCCGAGCTTGGTCGATAGCGTGACCATGAGCCGGGCCTGATCTGACTGAATCTTGACCCATGGCGAGACGACCATTTGGCCCGTTGAACCCGTCGTCATCATCCCATGCTGGGCGATTGCGGCGGTCGCGGCTTGGTGTCCCGCGTAGGCTTCAGCGAAAGCCACGAGCAACGCCTCATCAACGCTTTGATACAGGCCGGACGGCATGGCGCCGACAAGGCGTTTGAAGATCGCCAGGGCTTCCCGTGAGAGGGACTTCGGAGCGGCCAGGACACCCTTCGATTTAGGTTCGGCGCGGTTGAGCTTTTTCTTTGATGGGTTGCCCGCGAGTTCGTGAAGGCGGGTCGGTTTGAGCGGCATAGGCATCGGGTATTTAGGCCCGGCTCATGCTTCGTTCGTCGAAGCCTTGCCGTCGAGGGCCTTGAACACCGGGCCTGTCTTGGGAAGAGCGACACCGGCGGGCCAACGGATGGCCGAACACCGCGACTTCGCGATTTTGACCACGGAAACCGCATCGCCCTGATTACCGCCCAGGACGTGGTAATAGCTCGCGTCTTCACTGACATAGAAGCCGACGTGTCCGCCGCCTTGCCGCGTGAAGACCAGGACGGCGCCCGGCGAGGGCTTCGCCAAGGCCACTCCCCACTTTCCCCACTCAGAGGCCCGGATAGCGATGCCGGGAGGGATGAGGCCGTTCTCGACCACGCAATAGGCCGCGAAGAGACCGCACCACGGAACATGGTCGCCATCGTATTTGATGCCGAGGAACTTAGCGGCGCGAGTTGCCCAGCGCATAATCAGGGGGTTGTTTTGAGCACCGGGATATTCCTTAACACCGATGCAGGCCCGTGCAGTCAGCATCCAGGCGGGAAGAGTCGTAGTCATGACTCTATTTATGCTCGCCGATATTGTGGCGTTCTGACTATTTATTCAATGATTTCAAAACAGAGCCGGGAACCCCGGAATCGCGCGTTGTGGGGCGGATCGGTCTCTTCGGAGGGGGTCTAAACGTCCTCGACTCTCCCCCCAGGGGGGGGCTACCGGCGGCCCGGCCTTGGGAGAGAACGCCGGACCGCCATTTCTCACGAGCGTAGGCGTGTCGCGCCTGAATCTATTTATCATTCGAGGATCATCGCTTGCGGTTCGCCGGATGGGAGTCGGAAACCGGCCATCCTGTGTGATCACATTGGTCGTGGTAGCCGTGAGCTTCGACCTGGGCCTTCAGCCGGTTGTGACATGGAGCACAAAGAGATTGTAAAGGCCCGGCCCAGAACAGGTCGGCATCGCCCTTGTGTGCTTGAACGTGGTCGGCAACCGTCGCCTCGGTGACCGTGCCGATGATGAGGCAGAACCGACACAACGGTTCCTCCCTCAACTGCTGAAGTCGTCGGCCATTCTTCCCGCGCCAAGCGGCTAGGCTGTAGAGGCGGCGATAAGCTGCCGCCGCGTCGCTGCGATGGTCGCCCTTAGACACCGGGCCGCCGGAACGCGCCGTGCAGCTTGTTCGCCTCGGCGTGGTAGGCAACAGAAGCTACCGAAGGATCATCGAAAACCCCGATCTGTTTCCACACGCCGTCTCGACAGATAGTGGCGCGATATTTCCCTCGATAGGGCGAGACACCTTTGAAGCCCGTCGTGTTTCTCTTAGACCTTTTAGTGTTAATGTTGTTCTCACCCGTTGTGCATGGGCGAAGATTGCACCATTTGTTGTTACCTTTATCACCATCAATGTGATCGATTACGGTGGGGGCTTGCCCCGTCATCCAGATAAAGGCCAATCGATGAGCGCGATATCTTCGGTCACCTATTCTGATACCGATATATCCAGCGTCTGAGCCATGCAGAATTGTTCCCGCGATCTTACCGGCGTGCTTTACATTCCAGGAATCCTGCCATGGGCCGACAACGGGTAGCGAGTTCCAATAAAATGAGCCATTTATAGGGTCGTAAGTGAGGCGTTGCTTTAGTTGATGTTGATCCATCAACTATTTAGCTTCGGTGTTCTTTATGTGGTCAGGCCGCGAGACAATGCCAACCGCGCCACGCCTGGGCGGCGTGAGATCGACCCTTCAAAGATCGGCTCCGGCCTCCAGGGCCTTGATACGCTTGAGGAGCATGATCGCCACGGCGGCGGCGTTGTTGAGTTCTTCCTCCAGGTCATCGACGCGGGCGGCCAGGGTCGAGATCGTCGAATAGACAACGGTGAGGTCGTTGGCGTTGGCGGGCCGGGATCGGCTCAATCGAAGTTCGTGAGTTTCCATGCCGGTATTTATCCGGCGGGTTTCTTGAGCCGCTTCAGCCCCAGGCGGATGTTCGCACCCGCGACGATCCAGGCCAGAGTCGCGGTTGAGAACCCGAACGCGCCGAGGCTCCAGAGGCCAACGCGGACAAGGCCGGGGACATCCTCGACGCTGACGATCAACGCGGACAGGATGAACACGCCGTTGGCCACGAGGGCGGCGATCCAGGCATCACGGAAGTAGGTCTGGGGCTCACTCATCGCGCTTGGCCTTCATCCGCAAACGGCTTTCGCGGCGTTGGCGAAGCACCTTCTCCCGGTTCGCGGCGTAATACTCGCGAGCCCGCTCCCGGATCGCATCGGCGTTGCGTTCCCGGTAACGGTCCTGGGTTGCCTTGAACTTTTCGGGGTTGGCCTTGTTCCACTTCATAGAGTTCTTGGAAGCATGAAGGGAGCAACACCGCTTACAACGGTGATCGTGTTTTCTTTGTCGGCTTGGAAACCAATTCTCGTTTGTGAGTTCTACTGAACATCTAATGCAACTTGACATAATTATATTTATGCAAGCACGCTTTATGCATGGTATCGATAATATGAATATTGTAATAAAGGCTCCAAAGTGTTAAATACTAACTGTCAGGGAATTCAGTCGCCTTGATATCCTGTTGTGTTGATACGTGGCCCTTGCGAGTTTTGTCCCTCGCAGGGGCCATTTCAATTTCGACATTGAGGCCGGAGGCGGTGTAAATACTAAATAGGAAAGACGACGGCCATCGTTTGACCAACGGTTTCTATTCTGGCGTTCGCGAATGAGCGGATTTCAGAAGAGCAAAGCCCAGCAGGATGGCCGTCCTGCTGGGCTTTTTCGTATCTGGACACACCACAAAGGAGAACTATGAATAACGAGAACACCGCACCGATCACCGAAAACGTGATTCAACTACCCGTTCGTAAGACTTCACTATCCGATGTCATTGCCTTCATCGACAGCCTGGAAGACCCGGCGATGCTCAATGCTCTTAAAGGGCGGATAGTTGCCAAGCTGCCGGTTGAGCTACCGTCGAGGATTAGGCCGCCGAAACCTTGGGGCCTGCCCGCGAAGGCCGATCTAACCCTCATGCAGGTCTGTCTCTTCGACAACCGCGACAAACCCAAATCCAAAGCATCCTATGGCCTTGCGCTTGAATGGTGGTCGGGTGACCCGGACGACATCGAACTCGGTCGTCCGGACGGCAAGCTGAGCGTCATGCTCTACACGGCGGCGGAGTTCGGGCGGGTTTTGCGAAACAACCGGTCGAAAAGCCAAGCATGGATCGACGACCTAAAGGCAACCCTTGCCGATGAGGGCAAAGATCGCCTCTACGGTCCGGTCTTCGCCTCGGCGCCGGGTAAGGGGTCGGGCTATGTGCCCGGTCAACTCATTATGGCCAGCGCGGCAGAACTCGGCGGCTCGATCACGATCTGGAATACGGAATCGGGCGATTTCTTCGAGATCAAGAACTGGGCGACCCATTACCACACCGGTGATGAACTGAAGGACAATGCCAAGTTCGTGAGCCGGGTCGCTTTCGCCGAGTTCCGCGACGGATGGGCTACCAGTGATCGAAGCGAGTAATCGAGGTCTGCACTCCGCACTCTTATGCATAAGGAATCGCGCACTCTTATGCATAAGATGAAGAAAGAGCCATAAAGCATATATGCATAAGAGTGCAGCAACCGTAGCGGGCAAAGCCCGCCGGTTTTACTACTCTAAGGACATAAATCGCCGGTGGCGGGTAGAAAGAGGGCGGCAGGGCCGCTGTAGTCTTATTATGTCAGTGGTCGCTACGCTCGTGATTCAAATTTTGCGTAGTGGTCGCATCCGCTCCTCTGAGTGATTTCTCTTAGTGGTCGCTACGCTCCTGATTCAAATTTGCGTAGTGGTCGCAGACGCTCCCCTGAACTCGAAAATGCGAGTGGTCGCAGCCGCTCCCCTGAACTCGAAAATGCGAGTGGTCGCAGCCGCTCCCTATAGAAATTGGAATCCGAAGACACCTTCAGGGCTCGCTAAGCGATAGATGGGGCCGCAGGCCGCCAGGGGAGGCCGTGGAGCCCGTTTCTCGATCCGGGGCTTCACCGCGCCACGCCGCGACAAACGCCCGTCACGGGCCATCCTGGAGCCTTCCCGCTACGGCGCCGAAATCGGCCTCTCCGGATAAATAACGAGAGGGGGCGGACACGGTGTCCGTCCCCGTGGGTTCTTCCCCGGTATGACTGACACCAACGACACGACCGCCTTCAATCACGCGGCCTTCGCCGCCGCCCTCAACGCTCGCATCCAATCCGTCATCGACGAAGCCCGTGAACTCTTCGATCTCGAATGGTCGGGCCGAGATCGCCCCGATGATCTCGATCCCGGCTTTGATGATCCGCGCCGTTCTTCGCTTCGATGATCCCGAGGATGGCCGCGACTTCCTGACCTGGGCCGTCGAGATCGGTCTCCAGGCCCGCGATCTCACGACTCCCGAGGCGCCGTTTCCCCGCTACCGCCTGATCGAAATCCGGGGCGACGAACTCGAATCGAAAGTCGAGATCGAGAGTTGGTTCGCCTTCGTCGTCAGTCTCGGCGTGGTTTGAATGATCGCACTACTAAACGAATTCAATATAGGTGTCGCATATCAGCAACACTAACAAGAAAAGTAGACGAGTCAGCGATAGATATGGACGGCTCGTGTAGTGATTTGCATAAATACTATTGAAGATGAATTGAACAAAAGGGTTCACGACTTCAATGATTGGACAAAAGAAATGACTGAATATGATTTAATGAATGAAGTCGCTGCATTGGTGACCACGCTCCTCGACTCCAGGGGTTGCCAGAGAGACACCTGTTCAAATTTCGAAGATATGCACTTCGTTATCCACGCCGATGATGCCTTGGATTTGCCGACGACGTGTTCATTCTTGCGCGATGATTGGCGCGAACTCGGCGATTTCTCCGGAGAGATCACGATCCGGGAAGTCACGCCGAAGAGGATCGAGGCCGCCACGATGACGACATTCGGCCCGTTTATCCGGTTCCCGTTCCGCGTCACTGAGGGCCGGGTTGTGGTTCCGGGTCGCTACGCCACGCGCGGCCATCGCTTCAGCCGCAAACGTCTTCGGCATTACGCGGAATGGGCCTCGCGAGCCGCCGCGAGTTGGAAACCCGAGGCCAAGGATCGGCGGCTCTATGAGCATATCGTCGCGCACGGCGTTGCCGACGACTACACGCACGAAAAGAGCCTGCGGGCGATGTCGGGGGGCCTGTTCGCGCAGGCGCTCTGATCACGGCGAGGGCCATGGGGGCGCGATCATAAATAGCTCGTGCCCCTATCCCTTCACCAGGGCGACTGCCTCGCCCTACTTGCCGACATACCGACCGCCAGCGTTGATCTGATCCTCTGCGATCTTCCCTACGGAACGACCCGCTGCGCATGGGATGCTGTCATCCCGTTCGAACCTCTTTGGGCGCAATACAATCGCGTCGCGAAGGTCAACGCGGCGATGATCTTCACGGCATCTCAGCCGTTCACGACCGCCCTGATCGCCTCGAACTTGAAGGCGTTCCGCTACTCGCTGGTCTGGGAAAAGGCTGCCGCGACCGGCTTCCTGAATGCGAAGCGTCAGCCCCTTCGCGCTCATGAGGACATCGCCGTTTTCTATCGTCGCTCGCCGACCTTTCATCCTCAGTTTTCCGACGGTCCGATGAAGGTCGTGAAGGGGGCCGGATCGGCTTCCTCGGTCTATGGCAAGCAATCCACACCGGTGCGCGACTATGCGTCCGACCGCCGGTATCCCCGCTCGGTCCTGAAGTTCACCCGCGAGCGCGGCTTCCATCCGACCCAGAAGCCCGTGGCCCTCATGGAATACATGATCGAGACCTATACCGATCCCGGCGAGGTCGTCCTCGACTCCTGTATGGGGAGCGGAACGACCGGCGTGGCCGCAAAGCGCCTGGGCCGATCATTCATCGGCATGGAACTCGACGCGGGCTATTTCGAGATCGCGAAGTCGAGGATCGAGGCGGCCTAAGGCCGCCGGAAGGATGTCCCTCCGGCGGCATCCCAAGCCTACTTGCTGTTGCGGGTGACATGAGCTTTCAACGCGGCCTTGGAGCGTTTCGAGAGGCCGGGGCGAACGTCAATGGCATCCTTGGCGGCCTGGGCATGGGCGGCGGTCATCGGGCCGCCATGAGGCGATTTCGCCGCGACCCGCGAAAGCTCGGCATACCCGGCCTGGGTGAGACCCAAACGGACCCAAGTCACTTTTTCCGGGTTTTGTTCATCGGCAATCGGTTGGAACCACAAGGCGGCGTTCATGGGTTCGGCCATGCCGGAGTCGTAGCCATAGCGGCGCGCGAGCGTCTTCAGCGACCGGGCGCCCGGCTCCCAACGATTGAGAAGGTCGATGAAATCCACGCCTTCGCCGCGCGTTTTTTCGAGGTCGGCGATGAGCCGCATGAGTTTAAGCGCGCCACTCGTGAGGCTAACCTTGCCGACAGGGATCGGAAGCGGAGTCCGGGTGTAGAAATCTTCGAGTTTCATTCAAGTTACCTTATCCAAGTGCCGACGCGGGATGCGTCAGGCTCTATTGGCTAAGGCGGGCTCGATGTTCGTCATTGCTCGAAATTCTCACGGATTCCTATTACGTCAATCGAAATCGTCGTCTCGCTTAGTTGAGCCGTCTCGATTTCACCGGAGATCATTTCGCAAAATGTTTTCCTCGTGAACGATCCTGTTCATTTCGCCGACCGGCAAGGCGAACATTTCGGCGGTCATTTCGGAGTGCTCGATGTCGGAAAGAGCTTTATCGAACCACGGCGAGACTTCCCGGATCGCGGACCACATTCGACCGTCCGCTTGGCGCAATGCCTTGATCGATACGTCGAAGTCGGGCGCCGCCGTGACGCTGAAGGCGACCCGGAAGAACTC